TCAGGGTGCGACTGTCGATGTGATAGAACGCATTGAGCTCGGTGCGCTCAGGAAGAGTGGATTTGATCGCCTCGTCAAAGATCGTTGTCTTCAACTGGTCGACCTCTTCCTTAGTCAGGTCGCGGTCGAGTTCCTTGGCCTTTGCCGAAATCTGGTCAGCAAGTGCCAGGTCGACTGCTTTGGCCGATATCGGCTTGATATCCCGGCGCAGGCGGAAAGAGAAACCGCCAGGAAACTCGGTTACCAGTTGCTCAGTAGCCGGGTTCTGGATGAAGCCGCTAGACGAAATGTGGCTTTCAAGTACAGGAGTGAACGGCACTTCTGCCAGGTGTTCGGCAAGCGCTGCAGCTTCAGGAAGGTCAGCGCGATATACGGTTGCACACTTGATCAGGTTCATCGTGTGATCCTCAGGCGGCTTTAGGGGATTTTTTGTACTGCTGGATGCCGTTCTGCTCGGCCAGACGCTCGAGGCGAGTGGTGCCGATCTCCAGGCGTTTGGCGGCGGTAGACTTGGCGATGCCAATGCCGGCCATTGCGCGGGCGCGCTCGATCAGTGCGGGGCTGTCTTCAACGACAGAGCCAAGTGGGCGACCGCCTGCCTTGCGATGGGCCTTGGCGGCCTGCTCATGGCGACGGGCGTCGGTGATGATCGTCATGTCGGGAGAGCGCCACTGGCCGCTGACCAGTGGGCGCTTCTCGATCGGCGACTCGGTTACCTGCTCGGCCCCGGACTGGTACTCAGCCAGCTTGTCAGCGAGCCACTGACGAGCTGCATCCTTGGATGACAGGGTCGGCAGGTTGAGTGTTGTTTCGTTGTGCATGTGTTCCATGGCCGGGGCTCCTGTTGGTCAGGCGAATGCAGGCATGGCCACGCCCATCAGGGCGAAGTACACGCGGGCGCACGCAAGGGCGTCGGGCATTGCGCGGTGGGCTTCCACCAGGTCTTCGCCAGTGAAGTGCTTGTAGGCCTCGGCCAGGGTGGGCAGCTTCTTGCCTGGCAGGTTCAGCACCGGACGCGACTCGTAGCAGGTGCAGACCTTGGTGGTGGATTCCTTGAAGGCGTCGGCCAGATCCTTGCCGTGGTAGCGGGCGATGGCGATGCGCGCGATACGGTCGTCGAAGGTGGCGTTGTGGGCGGCGCGGATTGCTGCCTGGGTGTGGATGGCCAGGAACCCGTCCAGGGCCTCGATCTCCGGAATACCCTCGTCCATGGCCTGCTCATGGCTGATGCCATGGATGGCGGTAATTTCCGGGGTGATTTCCCAGCCGGCCGGGCGGACGATCGCCTGGTAGCGGTCGATGATGTTGCCGGCGGCGTCATACAGCAGCGCTGCGACCTCGACGATATGGGGCTGATGTTCGGCATCGCTCGGATCTTTCCAGGCCGGCATACCGGACGTTTCGAAGTCGAATACGTTGGCTTTCATGGTCATTTCGGTGACTCCAGGGTGTAGGAACCCCAACCCACGCCGGATAGGCCGGCGCGGTCGGTGAATCAGGGATTGGTTAGGCGGCGGCTTTCTGGGTCGCTACGCTGTTGATGTGTTGCACCAGGGCGCCGCAGATGCGCGGCCAGTCGCTGGAGCGGTACAGAACCGCATTGCCCTTGCGATCAACGGCATCGAACCCGAGCGAGCGCAGGAACTCGGCAGTTACGGTGAAACCGAGGGTGCTGTTGATATCGCCGAGCTTGATGCGCTGGCCGTCGTCGGCCGGGGCCTGTTGCTTGACCGGCTGAACTGCTGCTGGCTCTGCGACTGCAGCGATCGGCGCTGGCTCGGCGGGCTGGGCCGCTGCCTGCTGCTTGGCCAACTGCTCGGCTTCGATCTTCTGCACTTCTTCCTGGCGGATGCGCTCGCGCTCCTGATCCTGGCGAAGCTGCTCGGCCTGCTTGTGTTCGTTGATGCGGTTGCTGATCACCGCCTGCAGGTCTTCACTGGCCTTGAGCACCAGCTGCTGAGCGTCGTGGAACAGGAACTCGAAGCCAGCGGCCTGATCGCGCAGGGTGGTCAGGTTGTGGGTGATGCCGGTGGCAATGGTGCTGGCGTCGACTTTGGCGCGCGCCAGTTCGGCGTCGGCTGAGTCGCGCAGGCTGGTGATGGTCTTCTTGCCTTTGATGGCGCCGGCCACGTCGATGCCTACGGCAGGCATGCGAATCTTGCCGCCGAAGCTGGCTTCGAGGTCGGCGATGTGTTTGCGGAATGCCTCGTTGGCGTCCAGCACGATCTTGTCGCGGATCTCTTGCTTGCGGTTCTTGACCAGGCGTTCGAGGCGCAGGCGAACCTGGCGCGCTTCCTCGTTCACCTCGTCAAGGGTGCGGATAACAGCGTCGATATCCTGGGCCTGGCCCATGATGTGGCTCTTGGTGGCGGACAGGCGAGTCTCAACGTCGGTGCACCACTTCACAGTCTTCTCGGCGTCGGCGAAGTCCTGATCGTCCTGCAGGTCGGTGTTGATGTTGCTGATCGCTTCCATGGCCATGGCGCGGAACTGGTCAAGGTTGGAGTGCTTGACCATGCCGGTGACTTCGACGTGGATCGCTGGCAGCATTTCCGGTGCACGACCGATCTTCTCGACCGGCTTTGCGGCTGGGGCTTCCTGATCTTCGAGGTCGGCAGCGAACTGTTTCCAGCCAGCGGCCAGCGCTTCGGCGCGGCCTGGTACCGGGTAGTACTCCATGGACACGAAGTTGTTTTCGGTGCCGTCGGAGCAGACGAAGATGACCTTCTCGGCGCCGGTGACCAGCAGTTGCTGTTCCAACTGCCAATAGTAGTGCGCTTCGAGCTGCTCGGCGCGCACCTGGGCGGCCAGCTTCTCGTTCCACAGCTTGTGCTCGAAGAGCACTTTCTCTGCCATGTCCATGCCGTCGAGGCTGGCCAGCAGGTTGTCGCGGGAGCAGGTGACCGGGTAGAGGTCTTCGCCGATGCGGGCGGCCAGGATCTCGCGCGCCGCTTCTTCGGCTGCGTGGCCGCGGTCGAACAGTTCTTGCTTGGCAGCGCTCACGTCAGGGGCGAGGCCGGTTTTCTTCTGGCGCAGCAGTTCGGCGCGGGTCATGTACTTGGAGGCGCCCATCATGGCCGGCGCTTCACTGGCGGTGAAATGGCTGCCGCGCAGTACGTGCCACTCGAGCGAGCCTTGGGTTACGTCATGGATTTTCATGCTTGTGCTTCCTCGGTCTCGAGCGCACGGATCTGTGCGATCTGGTCTTCAGAGAGGGTGTTGCTGCTGCTGACGGTGGAAATAATTCGAGCAGCGGTCTTCTGTCCGGAAGCGATCAGGTCGCGCCATTTCGGCAGCATTTCCTGCAGCTTCTTGTCGGAATAGGCGGGCTTGCCGGCGGGGGTTTTCTCCGGCGCAGGATCGTTCTGCGATTGCTGGACTGCTGGCTTCCGATCGCCTTCGCCGGCGCCTTCGCCGTTCTGATCAAGGTCGTCATCAGCTGCAACGCCGAGAAGGGCGGTCGCTGCGTAGCGGCGCAGGTAGGTGAGGTGCGCGCCGAAATCCTTGATATCGCCGCTTTGGGGCATGCTGAATTCAATCTCAGAGGTCAGGACGCCGCCGTCTTTGTGGGCGAGCATGGTGATCAGCGAGCTGTGGCCGTTTGCAGGCTGAATGGTCTGGATGAAGCTGATGCCGTGCTTGGTAAGCGCAGGCCTGGTGCTGCTGAACACTGCCTCGAGATCGGCGTAGCGAAACTCATACTCGCCGTTGGTGCGGGTGCGAATCTTGACGGTGCGGTTCTTGGCCAGAGGGGAGTACTCGGCCTGAGCGCTTGCGAGGGCGGCATAGAGCATCGCCATCTTGTTGGTTTGTTCCATGGTTGCCGTCCTACTGTTCTTCGCCGTCGTTGGCGGGGTTCTTGCGTTGATCGATCCAGGCCTGCACTTCGTTGGCTGACCAGGCGACGGGGTCTTTCGGGCCGTCGCCCATCAGCTTTCGCTTGGCCGGAAACTTCTTCTCCAGGCACAGCCGACGGATCGTCGACTTCGAAAGGCCGGTGGCCTTGATCACTTCCGGCAAACGAATCAGGCGGTCCTCTGTTGCGGCCTGTGCTGTGGCTGTTGTTGTCATGCGGGCGGTACTCCGTACTTGATCAGGGCTGCTGCCATGCAGGCGCCCCAGATGGCGAGCCACACAGCTGCGGCGCGCAGGGTGTCTTTCGTGAAACGACTCATGCCGGCACCTCGCAGGTGATGAACCACATGCCGCGACGGCGGACGGTTCGCTTGATCTGGCGGATATCGGTGACGCCGGCCGCAGTGGCGCGGGCGAATGCCTCGGCAAAGCAGCGACCTGTGAATGGGCTAGCCATGGGGCACCGCCTGGCGATTGCCGATAGCTGCCAACCGCTTGCGGTAGTCGTCGTGCTCGGCATCGGTGATCAGGCCTTCGGCGTAGGCCAGTTCGATCATTCCGTCGGCGTAAGCCTTGGTGACCGCCTGCAGCAGAATCGGCTGGCCTTCCATCTGCGCCCGCTGGGCGATAGCGCGCTGGATCATGGCGTGAGAGGTCTTAGACATAAGCCACCTCTGCATCCTGCTCGCGGCACTCGGCCATCCAGGTTTCGTCATCCTCTTGCTCGGCCAGCTCTTCATCGGTGAGCGGGTCGAGGTAGTTGGGATCGCGCGGGTCGAGGTTCCGGCGCCAGTTGTTGGCGCGGATCATTGCGGCAGCCCCAGTGCTTCGTACTTCGCGCCGATGATGCGGCGCTCGACTTCCTCGTCCACGAACAGCGGGCGGCACTTCTCGACGTGCTCGGTGACCAGCTTGTCGGCCTGCTTCTGTTCTGCCTTCTCGCCAACGATGCGGGAGACACACAGCGCATAGCTGGTGGCTTCATCGAAACGATCAGCGCAGAACTGGGCGAAGGCGTGGCACAGCTTCGGTTCGCCAAGTTGCAGCTCGTTCAGCACCTGGCGCTGCATAACTGCAAGGGCACGCTTGCGGGTTTCTTCACGCTCCGGAAGGCCCGGATACGGCAGCGGGTTGGCGCTGTTGATCAGGTTGGGATGCAGATACATGGCTTGCCTCCGTGTGGTGGCCTTTCGGCTTTGCTTGGAGGCAATTAAACATCGTGTTTATTTGTGCGTCAACACCAAATGTTTATTTTGTTTATTTGTGACATGATCAAGGCCGGCCGATCTGGTCGGTAGAAACGAAAAAGCCCGGCGCTGGGCCGGGCTTCTAGGTAATGAGTGTCACTTGTTGCGTCGAGATCTGGCGATGCTGCGTTTCTCAGCGCTTTCTCGGTGCTTCAGGTCGACCTTGGTGTACCTGAAAAAAATCATTGAAGCTGCCGCGAGGGCTATCAGAACCATCCTCATGGCAATAATCATCACATCCATCCCTGTTTTGGCGCTGCTGAGGCCTAACGAAGTCAGGATCATCACAATGAACAAAAAGCACAGCTCAAGGGAAACCAGAGTGATTGAGGCTAGAATCAGTCGATCCCTTCGGATAGCCGTTGCAGCCGCCCTGGTAATCGCGCTTGTGATACCGATCGCCGAAAACGCCCTCATTACAAGTAACACTGGGAAGGCGATGATGCGGTTGGCTGATATGACAGCCTTGCTGACTATGCTCTGGAGTCTTGCCAATGCATTTCTCCTTGATCGGCGGCTAAAAGCCTGCCACTTGCGATTGATGGAACAACTGAGGGCAGAGGCTAAAGGCCAGCGACATAAACTCTGATATCAGGACGACCAACCATGGATAACATGACCCCCAAAGAACGTGTATTCGGCACGCTGCGCAATCTGCAGCGTCTGGTTGATGAAACAGAGGATCTGAACGCACTAAAGGATCGGCTAGCTGTGGCGATTGACCGCTGCCTCTCTTGGGAAAGTGAACTGATCAATCTGGATGCTAGCGCGCAAGGTTCAGCACCAGGGCAAGAGTGACCACGATAGCGATCCACAGTAGCAGCCACCTGATCGCCCCTTTGTCGCCCCTGGCGAGTGCATCGAAGAACCGAAGCCATTTCATGGCTTATGGTGATCTCGCTTATCTCATGCGATCAAGGATGGCAATTGCGTTGTCACGTTCTTCTATGAAGAAGTAGCTGGCGAACTGGTAGGCGTCTTGCCAGTTGGGGTGTGCCTGGCTGAAAAATTCCAAGCCTTCGACGATCTTGTCTACCAGTTCTGGTGCAGGTGTCGCAGGCTTGACCACTCCATCTAGTGTCATGGCGGTTACAGTGTGGCGGAGCTTATCAATTAGCTTTTCGTAGGCAATTACGCCTTTGTCACGGCCAAACCATGTTTTCTTGCCAAGATTTTTTGCTGCTCCGGCAAGGGCCATAACCAATTGCGTCAGCGCGTTGTACGTATGCGGTGTTACCAGGCGCATACGCTCTTCCAGCATCTTATTCCCTGCCATTGGCCTACCTCTGAATATGCCTAATTTCCATGGTGCATTAGGTTGCTAGAAGAACATCGCCCCCCAGAAAACGCGCCCGATCACGGTAATTTCATGTCGCTCTATGTCGGCGAGGGAGTACTCCTCGTCCGGGTGTTCGTCACGATTGAAACTACGAAGGCGCAGGCCGCCACCGGGGAGCCGGTAGGCCTGTTTAACGCGTAGTTGACCGCCGTGGTTGATGGCGTATAGGTCGCCATCGATGATGCGGGTATTGCCAACGTCCACGCCGACGGTCGCTCCGTTGCGTAGCACAGGCTCCATGCTGTTGCCGGTGATGGTGACGCAGCGCGCATTTGCTGGATCGACGCCTTGGTTTTTCAGGCTGTACTTTCCAAAGCGCAGCCTTCTCTTCGTGTTGACTTCAACGGACATGCACCCGCTCCCTGCGGCAAGTTCTACTTCCTTGAGAAACGGCACTAGGACTTCGTCATCCGGCAGTGGGGTATCGTCGTCCCAGGCCTCTATCGGGCCATTCATGACCGCTTCTGCGGTTATCTGGCGAACTGGAGAGCTGCTTTCAACTGGCAGCACGCCATCCTCCAGCCATTCCTGGCTGACGTTTAAGAGTGCGCAGACCTGTCGCACCTTCCCTTTCGGCACGCCGCGAGTCCACCAGTTGTGGATGTTCTGCGGGGCGGGCAGGCCGAGGGAGCTCGCAAAGTCTACAAACGTGATCCCTCTCTCTTCGAGTAGGGAGCGTAGGCGTATGCCTGAATGTTCTTTTTCCATAAACAAAGAGTTTACGCCGCTTGTGCAAATACATAAATAAACGTATCGTTGATTTGTGTTTATGAGAGAGCTGGCGATCCGTTTATGAAAAAGACACCTCTTGAAACCGCTATCGAGGCGGTTGGGTCAGCCAAGGCGCTGGCCGAAAAGGTTGGCGTGACACCCATGGCAATTACCCAGTGGAAAACACGTGGCGTTCCCGCTCACAGGGTTCGCGCGGTTGTCGATGCGTGCGGCGGCGCCGTCTCAGCCTTTGATCTACGCCCAGACATTTTTCAGGTTGCGTGAGCATGAGCAGCCAAGAGTTTGGGCAGCCGCAACCACAGCAGATTGCTGAAGAAAGCGCGTGCTACCTCGCCGAAATGTCCGCTATCCAGCGCACTCGGCTTGAGCACTACGCGCGCAGCAAGGGCATCACAACCGAACAGGCGGTGACGCAGATCGTTACCGAGTTCCTAGCTGCCGAGGCTTCGCATTAACGATGGATTGGCTCCGGTGGTGGCACGGGACAGTTACTGACCCGAAGTTTCAGCGCGTTGCGCGCATGTCAGGTGCTTCCGTTGGCGAAGTGCTGGCGGTGTGGGCATGCCTGCTTGAGTGCGCGAGTGCGGTTCCTGAGTGTGACGTGAGCGTGACGGTGCGTGACGCAGAGCGTGACGGGCGTGACGAAGGCGTGACGGAAACGGTTCGAGTGTCGCGCGGTGACGTGACCAGTTTTGACTGTGACGATCACGATGTTTTGCTCGGTTTTGGCGACGGAAAGACAGCTGCTGTTGTCGCTGCGCTGACTGATCGCGGGTTGATCGTTGGCGGCAGGTTGGCCAGTTGGGACGAGCGGCAGCCGCTGCTCCGTGACTCGACTGGAAGGCGACAGAGCTCTAGTGCTGCGCGGAGTGCAGCGTATCGGGCTCGCAAAAAAGCAGCGCAACAGTCGTCACAAAATGAGCGTGACGACAGCGTGACGCGCGACGGTGGCGACGTGACGCGCGACGAGAGTCACGCCGAAGTCACACCAGATAAGACTAGAGAAGACAAGAGTAATACCCCCTTTAGCCCCCCTGGTGACCCGTCACAGGGACAGCCGGCGAAGAATCCGGCTGCGACGGCTGAA